TAGACTTACCTCCTTATAAAAGGAAATTATTCCTTATGTAATTCTTTACAGAATCAAGATTTTTCTGCACGCTGTCATCCATCACGAGAAAATTGCCTTTATTGTTCTGACTGATGATACTTCCTGTGCTTTCGTCTACTTCTGAATAGGTGTAAGCAATGCGACTTCCTTCTCCAGTGCTGAGATTCATAAAACTTGTAAGAATTTTTTTCATGATATTTCCTCCATTTCGTCAATAATTTTTTTCCTGTTATTAAGAAGCTCTTTTTCGTAATCGGGTTCTGATATTTCAAGGCTTTTACTGTAGTCTGACTCTGGCATGTCTGTGTCTATTGCCCTATCGTAAGCTGTTTCACTTGCATCAGCAAAACGCATGTGTTCATAGTCAGCTTGACGCGCTTTGACTTCAAATGCAAATTTAAGCCCCGGAGTACCTTTTACAGTGAAATATGTCTGTTCTTTTTGGTCTACCCAACAATCTCCATCTCCTTCCTTTTGCAAGAACACATAATATTCAATCCTTACATTAGTAGATTCTTGGAATATGTCATCTATGTCTATCAGACATGTGCCGTCTTCTGATATGGATGCTTCTCCGATGTCTCCAAACATGGGGGATGCCATTTCGTAGCAATAAAACGCCTGTGTACCATAGTTTTTTGTTGGAAAAATCCTCTTCTTTGTCCCTCGGACACTTAAATCCGCAAGGTCTGTCCCCGTTCCGATGCTATAGAAATGACCACTGGCTTCTACGTGCGTACCTACTGTAACTTTTTTTGATGTCGAAACACTGTCCGCCGAAACGCTGTCCGCCGAAACGCTTTTATTAAACGAGGCTGAATTTGCATGTACGGTTCCTGTATAAAGATCGATTCCTCTAATACGCGTTCCATACAATGTCCCGTACCCCGGTACATATATTCCTGTATTCGTCTCTGAATAGATCTCTCCAGTTGAAGCGTCTAGTATTACTTCTCCATACGTGCCACTTGCTGAAAGCTTTTTAATTCCAACTTTCCATCCTGCTAATTCGCCTGTGTTAATATAATCGGCATTCATGTACACATTGCCATTTGATAGATACAGGCCTTTATTGCTGCTGTTATCGCTTAGCACATTAATAATCTCTTGCTTGGACATTTTTCCTATGTCGAGATCACTGAGCACTTTATCTGTATAGCTGTTTGCACTTGATAGCGCTGTCGAAGCTTTGTCTTCCGCAACACTATATATTGTATCACCATTTGTTAATACAAATGTATCAGGTCTGAGCGTAACATTTCCGTAGTTATCAATCGCAAATGTTGATGTTCCAGAATTGTTTGTAACATTAATGTTTTTCAAGCTAATTAAATCAGCTGAAATCTTGCCGGACTTAATATAGGAAGCATTTATATACAGATGTCCGTTCTGCATATAAATTCCCTCTTGCTTACCGTTATCCGTTAAAGCGTTAAAAACTCTTTCAAAATTGACAATTTTTTCAGCGTCCAGTTCCCGCCAAGTGCCATCAGTCCCAGAAAACATATATACCTGGCTTGTAGAGAAGTTCATGAATATCGAGCCGTCATGCTTTTCATATTCTTCACTTTTCCACTCAGATGCCGGATAATTCTGCAATGTTGGTGTATACGTGCCATAATAGTTCGGGATAGTCACATTACGAACTGACCCATCCACAACGTCCTTGGCAATCTGTTCAATAGTTCTACTTTTCAGTGTAAAGTTTTCAACCTCTAATGTGACAGCGCCTGTGTTGGCATCTATTCTTAATGTCGTATTCCCATTATTGTCTTTTGCTGTAAAACCTCTCGTGTTAATCCATTCTGATTGAATACCGATGGCATAGAGAATATTCAGAACGGCATCTCCATTACTATCAAAGCCGGCTTTCCATGTCTGACCGCCGTCTACTGACAAGAAGAATCCATCAGCACTTGTTTTATAAATTACTTTAGAATCAGCAAGTGTAGGCTTATCATGCCGGTACGTAATTACGGAACCATCTTCTTGTGCTTCCTCTGTATAGAAGAAACCCAGCGTGTTCGCTGCAAGTTCATTCATCTGTTTGAGCTTTACGTCATATGCAGATAGCTTTTTCTCTGTGTCTTTTTTTACTTGTTCTACCACTGCCTGCTGTCCACCAATAAACTCGCTTGCATCTTCTTCAGCACTCTTTGCGCCACAGTTCCATGATGTTGAGCCACCAAACACAAATTCTACATTAGTTGCAAATGATCTAAAAACACGATTCTTTGTGTCAATAAATTCGACTGGATCGCCGAAAGTGGCGTATCCGTTGGCAATTCCGTCACATGAGAAAGGACGCATTTGCAAACCGATTAATTGATTTCCAATAGCTTCGACTCCTGCCTGTGCATTGCCCGACAATAGCTGATTGTCAATAGTAATCACATAGCCGTCCTGGCCTGACATATATTCGGTCTCATCTTCTACATATTTGACACCTGTTACAATAACATCGTCTACGTCATATTGTAGATTCTGAATTGAAAATAACGCGTGATAATCGTTATTGCTTAACGTACCACCATCAATCACAGTCCCCATTGTCCATGGATTAAGCGTGCCGCCATCCAGATCATCACCATTTGTCCAGTTCTTTACTGCTCCACCATCGTAAATAGTCGTATTGGTAAATGTCTTATCAAACGTAATAATCCTGAGTAAGTCATTTTCGTCGATTCTTGCATTTCCACCGGCTACCCCGGCACACATTCCGATTACTGTACGGTATGTCGCATTAGATGGCGCTTTCCGAATCTGAAAGTCCGCATTTGGAAACATTGCATCTCCAAGAGTGATTCCACATTGCTGGCAGCATTCTGAGAGCAGTTCCTTGACTGTACAAGGAAAAGACAGGTTAGAATCATATGTCTTATCAGCATTGTGCATTTTATCTAAGAGAGAAAGACTTATTTCGCTCGCCGTTGCAGGCTTTTTCGACACAATGTAAGTACCTCTCTTTATAGCTTCTATCCTGTCGGATAACTGCACATTGAGAAAGATAACAAACCTTGCGGCGTTAAAATTATATCCGTCAAAGCGCCCGTCATCATTTACCAATGATAAACTTGCCGTTTTTTCTATTGCTACACCCACCGGGAAGTCCCCAGAGTCTGCTGAATCTACGAGACTATTTCCAGACAGATAAAAGTCTTTTTTGCCTAGCTTAAGAGTTGTACCATTTGACAATGTAACATTTGCTGTCACGTAATAATTTCTGTTTGTAAGAGATTCTTTCTTCAACTGAGTAGATACATTTATCAAATCGGCTCAATCCTCCTTACATTAATAGACAAATCTGTCCACTTTTCTTCCCCATCTTTCAGGGTTTGTGCAGCCATATTAAAATTCGATGCATAAAATGTTCTGTCTATCCATCTCCCCGGAGCAGTTGGGTCTTTATGGTGGAATGTAAATTGACTTTTGTTAAGTACAGTATTTAATATAGTTGCTATTTCAGTCCACGTAAGTTCACCCCATTGCATATCGTATCCGCCAATTGTTCCCATTGGTGTATTGTGCATAATCAGATCCTGACTTCTTTTGGAGTCTTCCGTAGAAGTGGTTGCGAACACCGGTTTGTAACTATCCGGTGCTCTTATAACAACGTTGTCTATTCTAAACTGTTCCTGCGCCATATTCTTCTCCTTATGCTAACTCAAACGGGTTCTTCCCGTTCCGATTTCTTCTCATTTCGGCTTCACTAATAATAATATCTAACAGTTTTCTACCAGATGCATTAACTGTAACATTGTAGGTGTTTCCATCTCCCTGTCCTTTCCCTGACTCTTCCCGGACAATCTGGCGTAACAGGCTTTCCGGTGCTTCCAAGTTATTGCCTTTTTTCTGGTCGCCAAGTACTGCAAGGAATTCTGACCTTGGCGGAATAACTGCACCACTGGCCAGATATGGAATAGTTCCGATACGTGGAAATGTTGCATGAAATCCAATAGTCTTTGAACCAAACGGTGTTGGAACAGTCCAAGGCCCGAAAGAGAAAGCAGATTCAATTCCACCAATTGCATTATTAATCATCCCAACTGCATTATTGACGATGCTGATTGCCTGATTAATCGGAGCTTTAATAAAATTCACAATGCCTTCAAATGCAGATTTGACTGCATCTCTGGCGGCATTAAACTTATCAGTAATAGCATTTTTTATCGCTTCTACTTTATTGGAAACAAATGTAGTTACGCTTTCCCATACTTGGGACGTTTTACTTTTTACACTATCCCACACACCTGTAACTTTATTTTTGATTGCGTTAAATACTGTATTCGCGGTGGCTTTAAGAGCGTTCCATAAATTAGAAAGCGTTTTTTTGATGGCATTCCAGACTGTTGAAGTCGCTGTCTTAATTGCGTTCCAGGCAGTGCTAATGACAGTCTTTATTATTTTAAGTGCGCCTTTTGTTACGGTTTTAATTGCGTCCCATGTGCCAGTTATAATATCCTTAATAAGATTCCATATTCCATCCGCAATCTCTTTTATTCCCTGCCAAGCCAGTTCCCAGTCTCCTGTGAAAACGCCGACAAGAAAATCAATGATTCCGCTCAGTGTGTCTGCTACGTCACCAATAATTTTAATTAATGATTTTATGACTTTGATTGCCACAGTGCCTACAACGTTAATTATTTCTGCCACGACCGGAAGCAAATTCGCGATTATCCAGTTAATCAAAGGCACTAATACCGACTCCCACAGAAGTTTCAGAGAATCAATGAGTTTTCCGAGGAATGTTTCTATCTTTAAAATCGCATCCCCTAATGGTCCCTCTAATAGCCCTTTGAACTGTTCTGCCAGTCCTTGCAAAACTGGAAGAACATAGGTGTTGTATCCAGTTATCAGAGTCTCAAATATGCTTGATAATCCATTCGCTATAGAATCAAAGAACGGCTTTACGTGTTCATCGTATAACCTCGATATTGCGTCACTAAGGTTTTGAACAACTGTTAAGACCCCACTTGTTACAGTTTCTATTACTCCGAGGCTACCCTCGATTGCGGACTTTAAAATGTCCTTGTTGTCGATAAAAGGCTGCGCAATCATGTTAAGGATATCTCTGCCAAGTTTTGCAGCCGTTTCTGTAAGAACCATTCCGATTTCAGCAAAGATTCCGATTAAATCCGCTGTAATCTGCTGTGCGGTTTCTCCACCAAAAACTGAGAAAACATCAGCGAAAGCAACTGCAAGATTTCCCGCGATTTGTGAAATTTCGGCACCGATGTTGAACATATCTATCAGATAGTTCTTTATTCTTTGCGTGTTCTGCTTTAAAAACTTTTCAATTCCGCCTATAATGTTTTGCGCAATTGTCAATCCAATTCTGGCAAATGAACCGGCAACTTGTCCAATTGCATATGCAAATGAATCAAGAAAATTATTTGCTGCTTTAGTAACTTCTGAATCAGTAAAGATATCCTTTAAAGATTTCCATATGGAATCGAGATCCTTTTTTATTCCGTCAAAAATTGGCTCGTAATCTCCTAATCCATCCCAGAATCCTTTTGCAACCAATTTAGCTAGTTCTTTAAATCTGTTGATTATCTTTTTTAGCGGTTTTGACATCTTATCAAGAACTGTCTCACCCTTTGCCATTTTTCCGTAATCAACATTTTGTACAGCATCTTTCATCTGGTCTGCAAGTCCGCCGGTTGTACCCGGTACTTTTGACGATGAATCCGCACTTTTATCCGTTGAGTAATTATTTATTTCGTCGAGAGGACTAAGATATCCTTTTGCCGCCTTAGTAGCTTTCTTGGTTGCGTCCGCTGTATCATTTGTTGCATCTGCCAACTTTTCGGCATTGTCGGCAGCATTTCCATATTGGTCTGCCGTATCAGCCATTGCATCTGTCCCGGCAAGACCTGCGCCACTCGCGCCTGTCTGGCCAGATGATTTCTTTCCGGTGATTAACTCCGTAAATGACTTGAAGGCATTTGCCAGAGTTGCTAACTTACCGAGCAAGATATTAATAACTTTCAGAACAGGAGTGAAGAGATTGATTAATCCCTGTCCAACTGTCGCCTTGAGAGATTGCAGCTGTAACTGCATTACTCTTACCTGGTTCGCCCAGCTGTCTGAAGTACGGATGAAGTCTCCAGATGCGGCAGATAGCTGTTTCTGCACAAAAGCTAAACGAAGAGCCACTTTCTCCTGTTCTGTCATTTCAGATGTGGTTTTGCCGTAGCCGTTTGCAAGTGCGTACTGGTCAAGTGCCGACTGAGTCATTACCACGCCGAGGTCCTTGAGTGTTTCCGTTTCACCTGTAAACACTGATTTCAGTTTGATATAGGCTAAGTCCTGACTGATGTTGTAAAATGATGCTACGTCACCAGTCAGCTGTGTCAGAGCTGTTGACATGTCGTAAGCCTGTGCTTCGGAGAAACCGAACGACTTAGACATTGCTCCGAACGTTCCGACATACTGTTTTGCCATGGTTTCTGACAGTCCGGCAGAGGTCATAGCATTCTTTGCAAATTCGTTTACCTTGTCCGACATGGTTGTGAATGTAACATCGACCACGTTCTGCACTTCGGCAAGGTTAGAGCCGAGTTCTACGCATTCCTTACCGAACTGCGTCAGTTTTCCAATCGCAAATGCTCCGCCAATCAGTACGCCTATTTTTTTTACTACGCTGCCAAGTCCGTTAAAAGACTGCCTGATTGCTGATACGCCGTTCTGTACGCCAGACGTGTCCATTCTGGTATCAATAATGACTGAGCCATCAGCAGCCATGTGTCCACCTCCTAACTATTTGAGGTTCAACATCTCATTCAGCGCATCCTTGTACGCTTGCTCCTCGTCGCTGAGACGTGTTTTTATATCAATAATGTTCTTATTTTCTTGATAGAATTTCTTCTCCCATTTATCGAGTTTTTCACCCTTTGCTTTTTTTGACCGGATTCCAACTACGGTATTAAAAAGGCACTCGCCAGACTCCATGAAATATCCAAAGAACGTCCACCAGTGCATATAAGGCACTGCTCTGATTTCTTTACCGGCAACCTTGTTTACAGCCGGAACGATCATATCTCCATCCTGTTCCCAGTCCATCAAACGGGGTTTGGACTTGTTCGGGCTATCATCGAATTGACCACAATCAATAAACTCGCAAGCTTTCTGACAAGCTTCTGTAAGATGTTCCAGGGGTATGCTTTGCCAGTCCTCAAACAAAATCTGTAACATAACAACAGCTTTCGCCTGTTCATCCAGTTCTGGGTCATTCATGGCTATGAGAATATCAATAATCGCTCGAAAATCTGTCCTGATAGAAAAATCCACCCCACTGATGTTGAGTGAGGCGGGTAACTCATAGGCGGTCATTTTGTATACTTCTCCGTGTACCTATTGACCACTTCCTGCATTTTTTTCTTTCTCTTTTCAATTTCCGGAGTAAGTGCTTCATTGATTTTGTCCAGAACGATATAGGCAAACACCTGACCATTTCCAAAGACAGTTGTTGCGGTAATTGGTTCTTTGAATAAATCCTTAGATGCTTCGTATCCGAGCATATAATTGATTTTGTCCTCAATCTGCTTATTAATCTCCGCCATCTCTTTGCTGGAAGAAACATTTTTAACAGATTCCTGAGCCTGTTCAAAGAAAGTTTCCAATTCTTCCGCTCTTGCCGCAATGTTGATGTCGGTAGGATTCAGTTTGAATGAAGAGAACACTTCACCCTGCTTGTTCGTGAATGTGAAAAGAAGAAATCCATCATCAATGTTTGTGTTAATTGTTTTTGCCATTTTCTATACCCTCCTAAAAATTATTCACTGTCGGCTGTGAATGTGCCGGAAGTAATGTCGAATTTTCCTTTGACACGTTCGCCGGTATAATTGACGGTAAACGGAATCTGATATCCAGATGTATCACCGCCGTAGGAAGTCGGCACAACGTAGCAGTCCTGCTGATATGCTTCATACTTGCCTGCTGTGGCTTCTGTCCAGAGATGAACCTCAACTGCTTTTGTTTTGAGGTTATCGTCTTTGAGGCGTCCATCTACAATCTTCTGCAATGCTGTAAACAGATCAGAAGTAGTATCTGCATAGAATGGATCAGCATCAGAAGATACCTCATAGCCGTTATGTTTAAATGTGGATTCTCCGAGAATGTTTTTAGATGTTTCGGTATCTGGATTGAGTTCTACATTGTACTCTTCCAGGTCTTTTCCAAGACGCTCATATTTCGGCGTCAGTCCTCCGCAGAGGGAGCCTGCGTCGATATAATGAGCCATATATTTACGGTCAATTTTTCCTGTAACTGGCATAGAAATGTCCTTTCTGCCTATAACTTTAAAAGGCTGTGTAGGTTAGCGACTATCTCCAATTGATAGCCGGTTGTTACTTGTTATATTGCTTCGTAAGTATTTTCGTAGCGCACCGACAATGGTAACAACCAGTCCTGTACGCCGCTCTCCTGCGGTTCTAAACCATAGGAGTTGTCACGTGTGATACGTTTTATCACTCGCCCCTGTGAAAGCTCTGGAAACACATTTAAACGCGTCTCAGAGCCATTTATAATAACTGGTTCCCGGCATATCCATTTACCGAGATTGTCAAGGAACTTCTGAACAGATAGTTTCTGCCTTTCTTTGTCAGATGCTGTACGATATACCACGTAAAATGGGTACTGACATACCTGATGCATCGTTCCGCAAACGTCTTCTTTCTCTGAATAGATCAACGCCCCGTTGTCTGCCGAGAACGCAATTCCTGATTCTTTGCCGAGTTCTTCAAACTTGATTGTTTCATTTTCGTATAACCCTGGATACTGGTTTAGAAGTGCTTTCATGGCATCTGTCAGAATCTCATATCCAGTTGCATCTTTTCCGATAGGTTTATCCGCCATGTCTGCCACCTCCTGCCTGTGCTTTTACTTTACGAATCCATGTGTCGCCGTATTGTCGTTTAGCGGCATCGAACCACTTTGCTTGTGCCTGTGGGTGAATTTGTTTGGTGTATTCAAGATTTTCCTTTGCGGCTGTCTGACCAGAAAACTGACTAACAAGAACTTTCTTTGCTCCACGTCTTGCGTAGGGACTTCCAGTTGCTTCATCAACCATTCCTTTCCCCTCGTACAGAAAACGCCCATAAGGAGCCGCCGCCGCGCATACTTTCCCAGTTCCTTGCAAAGATGTACTCTCAACTCTTGTCCGATTGATAAAATTTCCGGTAATCATTGGCATAAATGGAACCATGCTGTCCATAACCATTCCGTCAAGGAGATACTGGGCTTCTTGATACTGTCTGGAAAACCTGTCCATATTCAGCTTGATTTTCATATCTCCATCGACTATGGAGAATCCTTTGAAATGATGAATCTTACTCATATTACTTACCCAGAATCTCAAAATGTGGAATCAGCGTATACGGACCGCCTACACTGGTAATCTTAAACACGTTGTCCTTGTTCTCATTCATGTACTGGTAGAATCCATTCCGATAATCACCATCAGATACCGTTCCACCAGTCCACTCACCCTCCCAGAAGAATGATTCATCTGAGAATGTAATAGTATCCTCCAGAGCGTTGTTAATCTGTCTTTTCCACTCCTTAGGCGGTACCCATGGGAGAATCTTGACATCCTTGTCAATAATTGTTATATCGCCATTCTGGGCGGTATAGCGTACGTGCAACTGTGCGTTGTCTGTTGCGTCTGGCCCGTACTTTTTAAGGATTGCTCCTTTGTCGGTAACGAGGTCGACGCCAGATAAAACATGAGGATACCAGTACGCATCTCCAGTCGTTTTGCTTTCGTAATAATTGAAAATCGTCACTGTTTTTTCATACATGATACCCTCCTTTTTACAGTTTTAAATATTTATATCTGTTCTTCTTTGCGTATTTAATGGCTTCTTCTACGCTGTCAAAGCGTTGTCTAACATCCTCTTTCTTGGAGATTCCCTTGGCATGATAATTACCCTCATCGTCCCAGTTCGATATTACATTTCTTGTTCCAGTCATATAATAGGAATAGCCCTGTTTGTTTGGCTCGGCTTGCTTATGTATGACAACACTTCCACTTCCGAAACCGCTTGTGCCGCCTCTACCACCCATTACACTTCACCTCGTTAAATTTGTCAGAAAATGCCTTAATTCTAACAATATTACCCTTACACTCTTCCGGGACTTTTCCGTAGAAAATAATACTTTCTGGATGCAATCGTTCAATCATAGCATTATAGCCAGATAAGAATAGGCGTTTTTTGCCTAAACTGTTCATGCATCCAACCGAACTTACCGCAACCGTTCCGCCCTCTGGCTCACCGTCAAAACACCAATCGTAAGAATCTGGCGTACTCCATGAGATTGCCGGAATTACATTGCAACCATATTCTTGCAGATATGCGCCAATCCAATGTTTGCGATAATGATTATAAATCTGGATAGCTTTTGGGAAATCGGTGTAGGTACTAAAATCCGGTGTTAGAACATACCGGAATTGGCTCAGCTTATCAACATATCTGTCTGGATTCCTCCATAATGCGTCAAACTGGTAATCATCCAGGAAGAAATGAACCGCTTTCCCTTCTGGATTACTGCATTTACCTCTTGCGTAATTGAATCCGACAAACTCACAGTTACCCTCGAATAATTCCGGTTCTAACTGCGGTATGCCGTATTCACCAACGCCGGGAAAGATACGGCGGTTTAGATTTTCGTAAGCTATACTCGTCTCTCGGTTTGCCATAGATTACTTCTTTCCACTTCCAAAGAACCACGAATCAAAGTTTTTCATTCTGCGCTTTCTGGCTCTGTCATAAGTGGTGGTAGTACGGCTTGTATCGTGCAAAGCACTTGTATCGCCTTTTTCAGAAGCCTTTGAAAATTTGTGCAATTCATCTCTCATGGCTGTACTGGCATTGACTAATTTTCGATGTTCTATAGCAAGTCTTTGATTTTTAAATAACGCCTCTGCACTTCCAAGTTTTGCGATTTTCCTTTTACTCTCACTCAATCTGTCATTTATATAATTCATTGTCTTTACTGCTTCACTCTTTGTCTTGATTGACTTAAAATAGCTAGTGTTTTCTGAATTAATGACCTTCTCGAGTTTATTGTCTTTCTTGACAATTTCACTTCCTCTGAGTGCGTCACTTTTCTTTGCAGAGTTGAAATATACTTTTGACATTAACTTAGAAACTGGCTTCTCGTTGTTTAATCCACTGCTTCCACCACGTCCACCCATAAAATCACTCTTTCATAATACTTTGCTTAATAACCTGATTCACGCCAGTGGCCGACAATCCATTAAACATACCGACTGCAACTGCCGTGATATAATCCGATGCCGGGAAATCTGGGATAACGCCCATTCCGACCGCTCCGAGAATCCCACCAATAACTGCCATGATCACCGGAATCCATTCATCAGAGATTCTTTTTGATGCCTTACAGCCCATTCCTACGATGTAGCAAATCATAACGATTGCTATACATGAGCCTAATGTTGTAATGTCCATTATTATCACCTCACATCAATTTAAGTTCATTGAATACTTTAAAAATTTTTGGTGACTGAATAGCAAACCAGTCAACCATTTCTTCGTTTGTAGCCCAGCTGTCAGCACTATTTGAATTAGAATCAAGTCCAGATTCCATCAGAAATGCGTGGATGTTTTCGTGCCTAATAACCTGCTTCTGATAACTTTTAAGGTCTGCTTTTACTCCAATCTGTCCCTGCGATGTCTCCATGTCATCAACCACAATTTCCCGTGTTGATAAATCAGTATAGCCATCTGCATTTGTCAGACTCGGATATTGTTTCTTGTTCCCGAACTTCACGCTCCATTCAGAGCCTAAGATATCAACCTTGAAATCCTGCATATAAAATCGGTATGCCATCATCCGTCCTTACTCCCATCAGAAGCGGCAAAGCCGTCTTTAAGAGTAAGTCGTTCGTTTTCTGCGCATCTCCGGCGGCGGCATATACCGCGCTCCATTCTTTTGCACTCGCCCCAATCTGTTGAGGTGTTGCGTAAGAGAAGGATTCACTGCCAGAAGATACAGATGTTACAATGCCTGTTGAGATGTTCCCGACATTTATGTCGGTTACATTTGCCGATGCCTGATTGATAGCATTCTTTTCAGCAAGCTCAATCTGATACATTAATTCAGCCAATGAACAGACCGCCTTTTTGATGCGCTTCTGTGAGCGTTCATTTTCTGGCAGTCCATCCACCAACCTGTCAAATGTCATTGTGTCCACAAAATCACTGGCTCTTTCTGCCAGCCGTGGAAAGTCGGATTCTGGCACGACATTGCCGAATGATTCTGTATAGAATTTATAATCTGCATAAGCCATGCCAGTTACCTCCTGTGTTTATGATTTTGCTGTTACGCTCGCACTTCCGGCATTCAGTGCCTTGTATGTTCCATCGCACTCAACTACTGTGATCTTCTGTCCGGTTGCCGCCTTGATGTCAGCTTTTCCGTCCCAAGAAGTCCAGTTCCTGAGGTTCTGTCCATATCCAACAGTTACTGCGTCTGTTGCAACTTTGTATTTGTATACGTTGTTGGAGTTTTCCTTAGCCGGATTTACAGTGATTTTTGTATCACCAGTTACTGTTCCTGCCGCAGATGTTACTGTCAGAGTACCAAGTGTTGGTGTCTCATCAATGGTGATTACTGCGATTGCGTCAATGTACTCCGCAAAAAGAGTAAGCCCCATAACTGCGAACGCTTCGGACACTGCTGTGTGGTAGTTGCCCTGCGTATGGAATCCGATCAGGTTTGTTTCGCCAGATACAGTGTATACAAGTCCTGCTCTTGCAAAGTCAGATTCGTTCGGGTCTACATAGTACAGAACAATGTTCTCAACAGGCGTAGCAATAACTGTTCCTCTCGGGATCTCGCTGTCGGATAACAGGAAAATAGTATTGAAGCCCATGAAATCTTTCATGTACTGGAATCCGAACTGGTTCTGAATAGAAATCTCAGCTGCTCCAAGGTATTCATATACGTCCAGAATATTGGCAAATCCAACAACGCCAGTCACATTTCTGTGCATCTGTTTGAATTTGTTCTCAACCCGACCTTTAGCCATTGCCAGAGCCATCTGAAAAGTAGTTTCTGTGGAAGTAAGTGTGCCGGTTTTCAGATAGTCATAGAATCTGCTAGTAACATCAGTCTGAAGCTGGAAAAGGAATTCATCATCAGTCATCTGAACGGCGTTCTCATAACCGTGATCCTTGATTGCTTCGATAGACACAGCCTTTGCGTACTTCTCGATAGTCATTTCCGCATAGTTCTTTTCTTTTACAACGAATTTGCTGTAAGGGATCTCCTCGCCCTCACCAACTTTTCCACTCTGTAAAGTACCCTCTGCGTATTTGGACTTGAGTACAGCACCCGGCTGTTTTTTGATAGGTCTCATGATACCCAGAATGTCACGTAAGTGCTGCCAGTTTCTTTCGAATCTGGTTACAAAGTCAATCTCACGTGCTGTGACCTGAATATCATTATTCATAATAAGATTAGCTTTTGCTGCCATATAAAAATCCTTTCTACCCATAATTATTAAGGCATTGGGTTAGCGGCTATACTCTGTCGTATAGTCGGTGTAAAAAATCACTGGAATAACTGGATGTTCTGAGCAATTGCAGCCTGTCTCTCGGACGGGTCTTTGATCGCTTCGATATCTTTCTTTGTCATGCTTCCCGGTGTCTGCTGCTGTCCAACGTGAGTGGTAAATCTTGCCTGGTTCTGCTGAGCCTGCTGCTGAGATTCATCTACAAAAGCGGATGCGTCAGACTGCTTCATCTGTTCGATCAGGTCATTTAATCCAAGGATTTTACCATCTTTCAGCTTAAGACCTGCTTCTTTAATGTCTGCCATAACAGACTTCTTTGCAGCTTCACTTGAAAATTTAACATCGTCGAGTGCCGCTTTCAGAGCATCTGAGAAATCACGGTCGTAGATTTTTGCATTGAATTCTTTCTCTGCATCTGCCGCTTTCTGTTTCCAAGTCTCTAACTCGCTTTTAATATTTGTCGGGTCGATACCATCAAAGCCTCTTAAGGTTTCCTCTGCTGTCTCAGCGCGTTCTTTCCAGTTATCGCGTTCACCCTCGACTTTCGACAGAGTTTTCGCCACTTCCTTTGTATTCTTGTAATTCTCAGAAAGTGCTTTCTTTACATCTGCCTGTTTATCCTCCGGGATTTCAATTCCAAATGATTTTAATGTATCAATAAGTTTCTGCATAACATCCTCCTGGTCGTGTTTATTGACCTGCCGCCGCAGGTAAATGGATTAAGCCAGTTAGACCACTGGCGAGGTAATCGGAAAGGCAGGAATCGAACCTACGGCACATAGCTTACAATGCCATTGCTCTACCACTGAGCTACATTCCGTACCGCCTATAACGGCCAGCCTTCTGAAAAGAAACTGGGGTGAATTTCACTTCTTTCGCTATAGCGTAAATCCACCTGAGACATAGGCCACCTGTATACAAACAGCTTAACTCTAAGCGGATTGGAGCAGAACGCCCGGAATCGAACCGGAGACCAGAGCGCGACTCTGTCAGTTTTCCACTAGCGTACATTCCACATAACCCGGATTCCCGGGTTAGCAAGGTGTTTAACGTGTCATGCCTGCCACGAGTTGTTTCGGATATTTATTTCTTTTTTTAAAAAGAAAAGTATGAATAACAAAAACCTTAATCAAGGAGGTGCGCCATCTTGCGTGCCAGATGACAAATACGCACGACAGGATTCGAACCTGTTTAACTTTCCATTAAAGCGTGCGCACCAGCTACAAAAGTTAAAGAAAGGAGGATTAAAACGAAAATGTCAAAAACAACCGTTTTATTTGTGCTTCCTGCTGCACAATTACATTATAACAGATTTCTTTCAACTACCTCTCTACCACTTTTGTGTTTTTAGAGCATATCACGGAGCTTTTCTACATATCTCTTGACAAGATCACGTTCTTCCCGGCATTCTGCATCCTTTGACATATCACTCATTTCTGTTGTGAGTTCGTCAAGATGTTCTTCCAGAGCGGCAAGCATCTTTCTTTTGCAGTCCTCAGACTTGCCGGAACGATAGCTCTGTTTCTGCGTCATGTAATCGTCATAAGCATCTCGCCCATCAGAGCGGCTGTAATGCCCTCTGACATAATGTTCACCCCTTCTGGCATAAGAATTACCCCTGTCGTAATCCGGCATCATTCTGCCATCATTTGAGCTGTATCTCCCCATGCTGTCACGCTTTCTTCCACGTTCACTGTAATCGTCATTGTATCCGCCACGCATCTCATCAAGGACAGTGTTGTAGTACTCTACTTTCTTATCCCAGTACTGCGTATTCTTGATATCTTTGTACATATCAATCAGTTTGTATGTCATTTCCAAGTTCCCAGTGGTCAGCCCATTATCAGCAATTTTGGACAGCTCGTCTTCGATTCTTGCGCATAAGTCTTTAATATCTCTCATAATCACACCTCCTACGCTTCTCTGGTCACAACAATGTTCGCGTTCGCAACAGAAATAGCCTGATCGCTTGTGTTTTCTACCGCGATATTAACGCAGCATCCGCGAGGCACATCAATATAGATGCCAGAGGACACATTATTGTACTGATTTACTGCTGCCGGTGTGGAAATCATCTGGGAAGAAAGAACCGGCTCACCAGAGATTGCAATTGCCAGAGAAATAGCTCCGACAGTACCGCCTGTTGGAATTGCGATATTACCAGAAAAATCCACGAAGAATCTCGCTTTACACTGGTTAGTCAGTCCTCTTAGAGTGATGATTCCGCTTCCCTCTCTGTGCTGAATGCAGTTAGAACCCTTAACTGCTGTATTTGAAAATACTACGTTTCCATTTGCTGCTACAGTCTGAGCAGCTACACTTGTAAATTCTGCCATAAAAATACTCCTTTCATATCACAAAAGGACAGGTTTCGACCTGCCCCTCTGTGTAATACGGCATAAGCCGACATTCGAATCAATCGAAAGATACTCTCATATGAAGTTATCAGCAATTACATCCAGTGTTGCATCCACATCCGTAATATGTGTTCGGGTTAGGAACCTGATATGCCGGAATCGGTGCCGGATTGATCGCATTAATGAGCTGCTGTGTCTGAGAAGCCATTGCAGTTGTGAGAAGTGCGGACTGGCGATCCTGAGAAGCGGCACGTCTGAGGTCATTGTTTTCAGCCTGCAAGCTAGAAATCTTTTCATTGCAAAGATAGTCAAGAATGGCTCTTGTCCCTGCATTCTGGCTGTCGATAATGTCTCTTGTGTTGCTATTCATGGTGTTCTGGATTGCACAAGTGTTGGTAGCCATATCATATCTGATCTGAGCCTGTCCTTCCCTGTTGTCACAGCAGCACTGAGCTAACTGAGACTGCAATGCGTTTGTATTCTGCATATTCGCTACAGTGTCAGCATTGATTGCCTGCTGGATGCCATAGCCAGTCTGCATGATGTTTGTGTTGATGCCATTGAATCCGGTAAGCATACCGTTGTTCACTGCATAGAATCCATCACAGAGACCGTTGTTGATTCCGTCAAGTTTGCTAATCACAGCGGAATTGTCGAAACCTCTCTGAATGTCTGCCTGGGTAGCTGCTGTGGCTGCATATCCGCCACCATTGCCATTATTGCCCCATCCGTTGTTTCCCCATCCGAAGAAAGCAAAAATGAATAAAACAATAATCCACCAGCTACCATCTCCACCAAACATGCCGTCATTATTTCTACCGTTTCCAGTTAAAAGAGCAACGTCTGATGCTGTTAAATTTCCATCCATAGTTATAATCTCCTTTTTGTGTATTTACATCAATCTGGCCAGATTGTAATGTACTATTTTATTCCTTTTAACATGTGTTGAAATTGTCCCGCCATCTGCTGAACCTGATTAAGCTGTTGCTGAGAAATCCGTCCGGACTGTAACATCTTCTCAACTTCTGCTTTCGGGTCTCCCTTAAAATTCTGTTTAAACTGCATAAACTGCTGTATCATCTGCATTGGCCCGTTTCCCTGCGGCATCCCACCACCAAGCGCGTTAAATAATGGATTACTCATCTGCATTTCCTCCCTTGACTGCTGATTCCTGTGCGGTATTAGCCCTAACAGGTTCAGAAAAAGAATTTAATCGACTTGCTATAGCGTCACATTTGGCCTTTAAATCGTCATATTCCTGTCTGGTGACATATTTATTGTCCATGTTCTGAGCAGGCTGTTTAGGTGGCATCTGAGTGCCTATTTCATGGTATTCAAATGTCCGTAATGGCTGTGGCATACCAGAAACGTCTGTGGATTTTATGTAGAACTTTTCGCTTTCACTGTCCATCAGCAGGACGCTTGTGCCGGGTGCTACCAGATAGGATTTTGCACCAACTTCGCCAGATACCCACAGGATGCCATTGTTGTTCTGTTGGGGTTGCTGTACTGGTTGAGCTGACATCTGGACAGGCTGCTGCTGGAACTGATTCATCTGTCCCGGAACGCCGAAGCTATATTGATAAGGATTGTTATATAATGCCATCTTATGCACCGCCTTTCTGATTATATTTTTGCATAAAAAAAGAACCGGAAACAGTTCGTTTCTGGCTCTAATTAGTGTCTAAAAAGTATCAGCACACTTTAATTATTTTATTGTTCACCCTCCGGCTTAACCGCTTCGCCGTGGATATACTCACGTTCATCTGTTCAGCGCAGTATTCGAGTGTATATTCCTTACATCTCAGCCGGAACAGCATTTCTTCATCCGGTGTAAAATTACACTCTATTAAGAATCTGTCTATGTCTTTCTTTGTGAATACATATAATTTCATGAGCATACCTCTTATTAATGCAATTAGCGCTGATTCTGTGCAAGATAATTTGTAAGCTTCTGTTTTGTTTTTTTTAATTCTTCGACGTTATTTCCACTAATCTGACTGTCCAACATGGTTGATAACACTTCCAGAATTAATGAATCTCGTTCTGCGATTCTCCGAAGGCTCTCGTAATCTCGTTTGTCATGTTCTTCCAGTGTCTCTACTCGTTTATTAAGTCGGAATGCTGGAGTAATCCACTTAAAGATTACAGCTGCCGCCCCTCCAACAATGGACACCCCTCCGCAGATAGAGAGAAAAATCTGTACAAATTCTGATATGCTCATTTATTCTCCTTTTCCCAGTAATATACCGGGATCTCATTTCCGGAATCCCATGTATCGAAATATTTTCCATTCTGTGCCGTCACTACATGACCATCTATGCAGAGAATGTATGTGCCTGTCGGATGATCTGCGCAAAAGTCGTTGACTGTATAGATATATCGTTCTGACTGTTCAATTAGCTTGCGTCTGTATCCATGCTTATAGAGATACGCTCCCCAAACGTAATTAGCCGATGGCATATCTGACAGAGTACACGCCTGTACCATTAATCCGGCGAATACTGTTTCCCAGTCGAATCCGGTCGCCTTGCATATTGCCCGGACAACGCAATCTCCCGTTCTCTTGTCCTTAACAGGATTAGGATTGAAATATTCCCATCTATCCATCAGTCAATCCCCTTTGCTGTCTTATATCGTTTTGCCGCTCCTCTGGCTTTTGCGGCGTTCTGACGATTCCACTTAGCGATCATGAGCCGGTCTTTCAGTTCCTTCAGGTCGTTCTGCTTGCAGTAATCTTTGTATGCAGCATTTTGTTTCTGCAAAAGATAAGACTTCCGGTCAAGATCTTGTTGGAGTGCGAACCTTGCCTTTTCATTTGGTGCATTGTCAACTCCTGCTTGTAGTCCAAGAACCTCTCTCTTTGTTTTGCGAATTCTCCGCTCATAAGTACGTTGTCGTTGTTCTTTTTCGTACTGTTTACCTTTGTTGGCTTTGTCCTGTGCTGATAATCCTGCATAAGGATTAAATTCTCCGTCGCTTGCCCCAAAACTATGCCGACAGTTGACCCCTGACAGTCCACTTGCCGTTCCGTATCCGGTCAATGAGAACGGCGGAAATTTCTTACTCTTGCCAGAACGAGAGTATATCTTGCCTTGCCACCATGAGTGATTTCCCGGGTTCTCACCGCCGTCACCTGTTCTGGCTCCCATGTGAGCACTGACCAGAACTAAATCCCAGCCCATTTCTTCCATGCGTTTGAGGGATATATCTCCAGTAGCCTGAGCCACGCCAGTTCTGACAGAGCGTGCAACCGCTGTTTCAATTGTATCTTTTCTGCCGGATGGATATGTGACAGTAACACCATCACTCACAACGTTATTAACTGCTTCTTTGATGGCTTGCGTATATCCAACTGCCCCAGTCATTACATGATTGTATGCAAGGTCGCATTGATCAATATAAAGCCTCTGAGCGGCACTTGCAGTTGTTCTCGTGAAGTTCTTCCACTCACCCATAGTCGCAAGCATATTCCGTTCCATGAGCCTTATCATAGCCGGGGATTGTTCGAGCGGTACAGGGCTTAATCCTGCCGCCTTATATACCTTATCATCGTAGTCCATCGCAGTGATTCCGGCATCTTCAAACGCTTCAAGAAGTTCCTGCTGTTCACGTTTAGTGTATCTGGATAATTCCGCTAGAATGTCCTCTAGCAGTTCGCCGGATTCCTGTAGCGTTCTGATTCTCCACGCATCAGCATTGGTCAGAATATAATCCTCACCTCTGCCAATTCTTGCCATCATCCTTGACACGATCTCGAATATGATATACTGATGCAGTTCTTCCGCAATCTGTTCGCTGCCCTCTGTTATCCGGCGTAAATATTCAGGACTAAGCATAGTATATCACCTCTTTCGTCAAAAGTCGTGGTACATGTTTTGGTTTTTTGTTGGTTAACTAAAGCTTCCTTTAGTTAATTAGTTACTGATTTCGGTTCTTCTTCCTTATTAATATCCATCAGCTCATTATACTGTTCCTCGGTAATCCTACCAGTTGCAAAGAAAATATCAATCTTATTCTTTAAATCGTCTGTCAGACCGTTTCTTTCTTTAAGTTTCAGTAATGTTCTATATAACATAATCATACCTCCAATTCTGTAAGTGCTACTGCGTATTCGCTGTTTACATAGGCTTCTGCGGATTGTAAATCCATATCGTAGATGTAATCTCGGTTGTCATTTAACTGCTGTTTTACATAGTTCCATCCATTTGCCATGCTTATTGGGTAGTTAAATACTGTATATCCGTCCAACTGTTCTGAATTGACGCTGATGTTTGTGATTGGATAATATGTTACAAGTGCTTTAAATGCCTGTGTTTGTTCTGTTGTGAGGTCGGTTTCGATAGGTTCTGCAAGCGGATACATTATATCCATTGGATGCTCCACAAGCCATGCATTAATATCATTCGATGTAATGTTTCCGTCATTCTCATACGGGACAATCCAGAATACTGTACTTCGTCCAAACGAAAAAGCATTACTCCATGTATCCGACGAATCTCCTACATTGCTTTTCCATGTCTTCCCCATTCCGGGTTTATCTGTTGATATACCATTTTTGTATAAACCTGTATACCCAAGCGAATACCCTTTTTGTTGCTTCTGGATGTTCCACGTTATGTTGCTTTGAACTTTGTCTGTCTGTATCATCTGAACATACTTTCCCCTCTCCACATCCACGTAATCCGCAATATACTGCTTTCCGTCGATTGTGACGTTACCACCACTTGAAACTGGAATTGCGTTAAGGGTGATATTGTTAAGCGTAACAGATTGAACCTTTAATCCATCTTCATTTGTTACTTTAACTGTAGGATTTACAACGCTCTTAATCTCAACTGGATTCTCTGGCGTTGGTGTTCCATCCTGTGATGATTTGCCATATATCATCATATCTTGAATCTTGCCATTGTCAGAATCAGTAATATGAGTTTCACCCTGATTCGATGCATAGAACTTTGTGATTTTGTTTGATAAATCTTCCTTTAGTGAATCAACATCCTTTTTATTCTGCTCAATCTGCTGTGCCTGTTCTGTCGTGGCTCCGGGCTTGACCGGATTCTTCTCGAGGTACTCATTTACCGCGGCTTTGATTTCTTCCGGCGAGATTTCGCCGCCAATTCCTTTTAAGCATAATTCGTATAAATACTTCTCTTTTCTCGTGATTGGCTTCGGGAGTTCGCCTTTATAATCACCCGTCAAGTACGCAAGATATTTTTCTTCCCTTGTTACTGGTTTATCTGCCATCTTTTTACTCCTCTCCGAATAGTTTTGGCTCGTCTGGCTGAGCTTCTTTGACCATTGCTTTTGCTTCTTCCTCAGTCATTCCCTCAAATTTCACGAAATACAACCATGCCGGAACCTTGCCAGTAGTCACATACTGCCACCATCTTGCACGGTCGTTTTCTCTTACATAGAGAATGTCTCCAAAATCATAATTGACTTCATAAGTTCCAACGGGCGCAAGCCCGTACAGGTCAGCGTAAACGTTCAATGCGTAAATAACTTCGTCAAGACAGGATTCCAGTTTGTCCCTCACGTCTTTAATGAATTGCACTGTCCTCTGCTGTTCTGCTTCTACTCCTGTGGCTGTCTGAATGCCGCTAGATTCGTTGAAAACAAAGTATCCGTTGGAGAATCCAATCTTATATCCCAACTGGCTTAAAAGGGCATTTATACCGGCTATACGGGTATCTGTGTTGAGTTGCGGATTGATTTCTTGATAAAACTCTTTTTCATCCTGTCCGAATACATTCTTGACAAAGTGCGGTAAGTTCATTTCATTTCGCCTGTTCTCCATACCCTGTGGCGACATAGCTGATACAGGCGTGCCGTTTGGCATCAGCAGTCTATCATCTGCCAGAACAATCTTCTGAGAATCAAAAATCTCTCCGGCGTTTCTGCTGTATGCAATATCGAGGTCTTTTAACTCCTCGATAGCTTCGGCAAATATCGGTAAGCCAAGTGGTGTACTGATGTCCACATTGTTCGCCTGTGGCGTCCGCAGCATTCCATACAACGGTCCGTCCAGCTTCTCGCCGTTTGCCTTGAGAATCGGCGGTGTATCTGCCATGAGGTCAGCCCACTTGGTCTGTTTAAGGTCAATTTTATCTCCGATGCTCTGAGGAGTTTTTGATATGTAGGCTCTATTGGAAACGTAGTACGGATAGGTTGTCACGCCATCCACAGTGGTCTCGACAAATCTATGATATTCAAGCCGTGTATAGTATTTCCGCCCAACAGTATAAGAGTCCTTAAATATAATCCCTTTAATCTCCTGATTATCGTAATCCACAATCATCACGTCTGCCGGAGTAAATACATCAAGGCTCTCGCCGTTTGGTTTGATGAATACTGTTCCATAAGCACAGCCGTATTCTACCCAGTGGCGTATCTGGAAATATACCTTGTCAATCTGTTCTTGTAGCCACGTTGCCCTTGCGGAACCATCTATCTGAATGCCGATCGCCAATGTTGCGAGCCGAGCTGTCTCTGAGCAGACGGATTTAGCAAAATTAATCGTCTTGATATTATTCTTATCATCTAACCATTCCGGCGCACCTCTGTAGATGTTCGCACACCGGTTAATCAGTGTTTCCATCTCTGGGAATTCTGCTGCCTGGATATCAAAATCCTCTTCGGCTTGTTTTTTGAAAATCATGTTAAACCACCTTTTTAGTGTTGTTATAAGTCCCATTACGCACTGTAACCTCTCCTGTTAAACAACGGCTCATAAGCATATCTGAGAGCCGATATAGCGTGATCGTTTCCGTCAGGATAACCACTTATTACATTTCCCTCTTTATCTCGATCGTACTCATATTCCGTGATTTCCTTATATGCGTTCGGTGTCCGCTTCGGGTCAATGACTATGGTCTTTGTTTGCAAGAATTTAAAACCATACTCGATACTTCCCGGCCCTTTGATTGCTCCTCTGGCAGGAAGTCCGGCATCCCGGAAGTCATTCACAGATTTAGGCTCCGCAGAATCGCATATCATCGTGTAATCATCATAGCCTTTTTTCTTAATCCAATCAGCGGTCTTGGAGTTGCTCCATTTATTTACATACAATTCGTCAATCAGATATATTTTCTCTCTGGCAGAATCGTAATATGTTCGGAGATAGCAGAAGGCATCCGGGTACCATCCATAATCTACACCAGCGAAAATACGATCCATGCGACTGATTTCTTCGTCTGCGATATCTCTAATCTCCAGATACTCAAATACGTTTCCACCGTCACCATTTGGGACACCCAGATATTCATGCTCATAGGCTTCCGGATTGATTTCTTTCAGATGTGCTGCATCGTCAATAAATTTCTGTCCGAGCCACTCCACCGGGGCTTCCAGATAACTCGAATGATGGATAACTCTTTTCGGGTTAGGCGTGAGCTTAATCCTGTTTACCCAGTTCGACTTTGATTTTGGTGGGTTATACGATGAAAAATCATAGGACTCGTCACCACCACGAAGCACTGACTGATTAACAGAACGTTCCTGAGCATCTCCCTTCATTTGATCTTTTTCCTCTTTCCAGAGGATTCCAATGTAGCCAAATTCCGGCTTAATGGATTTCAGCTTGGTTTCATCGTCCAGACCACGGAAGTATATTGTCTGCCCCGTCTTAATATATTTGATTTCAAGCGGCGACACCTTACATTCAAATTCTTCCATCAGTCCAAGTTCGTTGATAGCCCATTTCATGTTAGCATATACGGAATCTTTCAGAGTACCGGCCACCTGTCTTGTAATGCAGGCGTGCATCTGAGGATTGTTCTTAATAAGTTCAACAATCTTAAAAGCTACGAATGAAGATTTCAGACCGCCTCGACCACCCTCGAATACATATTCGATATTAGGCTTGATTTGCCGGTTAATATCCACGAATGCCTTACCAAGTACTCTGGCAGGAAGCTCATATTTGCTTTCGTCTGATTTTGATACGGCTACCAACTGTTCCCATTTGTCCACTGCCTGCATATTTCCTTTGATGGCTTTATTATATACGGCAGCTACAATACAGGCATTGTTATTTGCATCCTCATCAGATATTCCCATTTTTGTGAGTTTCTTCTTTGCAGCAGTCGGAGCAGGGTTCTCAGCTATCATTTTTGCTAATTCAGAAAGGGTTTTCTTTTGACGGCGAGACTGACCAGAAGCAATGCCGCCTTTTTGGCCGTTTTTCGCTGCTTCCTCACTGCTTCGACCAGGTTTAAAAGGTTTTAAATTTTCCTCGTTTGCCATCCTATTAACATCCAATCATATCCTTTCTGAATTAAAACGCCCTAGCATAGTTATAGTTATATATACTATAATACCATACTAGGGCGTACATAGCTCTCTACCACTTTTATAAATTTTTAAGTTTTTTTAAAGTCTGCCAATCAATTTGGCCAGATGATAGTATTCCGCCATGACCTTGCGTTTGTAGCCATAAAAGTCATTTTCTGTTGTAGGAACCGTCCTGATCTTCTCCATTGTCCGATAGCCGATGCTGTTCACGATGCTGTCATAGATTTGTGATTCGATTCCGGGTGCATATTTGATAGATACCTGCAGCAGATTGTATTTATCGCTTTCGCTAAGATTCCGCAAGTGACTTTGTAATGTTGGTATATCGTCCGGCGGTACTCCGTAATCAATCAGTGTTGCCTTTCTTAACTTCATTTATTTCACCTTCTTCATTTAGATTCCAGTCACATGGTATGCCTTGGAAACATTCT